GGCAATATATTTGATGTTAGAAATATCCCAGTTATCGGGGCGTATATTGGCGGACTTAGACAAATTGGTAGAGGCGCTATGCCACAGCAAGATCGTGGCGGTCAAGAAAGAACTGCAGGTAGAGTTAATGCTCAACAAAGAAAACAAGAAGAAAGAGCTATTAAAAATTCTGTCGCATTACGCAAGGCAGAAAACGATCAATTAAAGAAAAAAACAGCCGTAGAACAGTTAAAAGATAAGTTTGATATAGAGCGTATAGGTTTATTGGTAGCCGCAAATGAAGCAACAGATAAAGAAACAAAATTACGTATAAATGCACAGTTAGCCATATTAGATAACAACGAAGCACTGGCTAAAAAGATATTGGCTGAAATGAATGCGGCTAAAGCTGCCGAAGAATTAACGGAAGCATTTAGAAAAGCCATTAGAGATTTACTAGATGGCATAAAACCTACTGTAGATAAATTAAAAGAATTAAGTATAGGTGCATTACGCACAGAAACTAGAAGCATCCTTAATTATGCTGCACCAGCCGTAAGTGGATTGCAACAATTAATAGCACCTACTCAGCCAGGTACTTTTGAAGATTTAAGAGGTAGCATATCTGGGCTATTAGAGCAATCTAGACCTAGCGTTACAGGACTTCAAGAATTGTTAGCAGGAATACAGCGAACTTCATCACCTACAATAAATCTAACAGTAGATGCTAGTGGTGATAAATTAAGCCAGGCTATTGCAGAAAGCATTCAACTAGCTGGACGTAATGGTTATAGCACAGTACCAGCTGGATTTATAGTATGACAGTACCAGTAATAAATGCTGTAATTAACTTTAGCACTGGCCCTATTTTTGCCCAAGCAATGATTTTAGATACAGGTATTTTAGGCACAAACATATTGGCAGATTCAGCAGCTGTAATTGTAGATGTATCTAATCAAGTAAACAGAATTGAAACTAATAGAGGCCGTACTGCATTAAGTGATGAGTTCCAAACAGGTTCGCTTACTTTACGCATAACAGATCAAAATGGTGATTTTAACCCACAAAATGTATCAGGGCCTTATTACAATTTATTAACGCCTATGAAGAAGGTGCAAATTACTGCTACCTATGGTTCAGTTACTTATCCTATATTCGCAGGATACATTACAAGTTATGTTACTACCTATCCAGATGACGGCGAAGGTGTGGCGATTACCACCATACAAGCTGTAGATGCTTTTAGATTAGCCCAGTTAGCACAGATAAGCACAGTGGCTGGCACTAGCGCTGGTCAATTATCAGGTGCACGTGTGGACGATATTTTAGATCAGATTTCATGGCCAGTATCTCAACGAGATATTGATCCAGGTCTTACTACATTACAGGCAGATCCAGGCACTAACCGCACAGCATTACAAGCATTATTTACAGTAGCCAATTCTGAATATGGTGCCATTTATGTTGATGCCGATAATAACTTTGTATTTCAAGATAGAGGTGTAACGGCTGGATCTATTGGTGGCACACCTACAGTTTTTGCAGATGATGGATCTGGTATATCTTACTTTGATGCAACCTGGATATTAAATGACGTACTTATATTTAATAAAGCTACTATTACTAGAGTTGGCGGTAGCCCACAGGTAGCCTTAAATCAAGCCAGTATAGATAAATACTTTTTGCATAGTTATTTTTTAGATAACCTATTAATGCAATCAGATGCCGTAGCCCTAGATTATGCCCAGGCTTATATTGCTTCTAGGCAAGAAACCTCTATACGTGTGGATGCCATAGTCCTAGACCTATACACACCTAGTTACAACTCAGGCATAGTGGCAGCCTTAGACCTAGATTTCTTTGATCCAATTACAGTTAAAACTACCCAACCAGGTGGATCGATTTTAGAGAAGACTTTACAGATTTTTGGGGTAAGGATGAATATAACCCCGAATAGTTGGAAAACCACGTTCACGACACTAGAGCCCATCATTGATTCGCTGGTTTTGGATAACCCGATTTATGGTACTTTGGGCTATAATGTCCTAAGTTACTAAGGAGTAGAGATGGCAGCAGGTTTAGGTTTTAAGACGTTTACTACTGGTGAGGTGCTGACCGCAGCCGACACTAATGGTTACCTAATGCAAGGCGTTCTAGTCTTTGCAAGTGCAGCAGCTAGAGATGCAGCAATTACATCTCCACAAGAAGGCCAGTGCTGTTATCTTAAAGACACAGATGCAGTACAAACTTATAGCGGATCTGCATGGGTTGGCTTTGATGATTCTAATGCAATACAAAACTCTATTGTAGATGCTAAGGGCGATATTGTTGCAGCTAGTGGTAATGATACACCTGCAAGATTAGCAGTTGGTAATAACGGCGACACACTTGTCGCGGATAGTTCCACAACTACTGGACTTCGTTATCAGGAACCCAAGGCTAATAACCCTGTTCTTAACTCTGCATTTCAGGTTTGGCAACGAGGTACTAGCGTTGCTATTAGCGCTTCTTCAGGTGGATATACCGCAGATCGTTGGACCGCAAGTACTGGCGCAAACGGCGCAAGCACTATTTCAAGACAGGTTACAAATGATACAACAAATCTACCTAACATCCAGTATTGTGCGAGAGTTCAAAAAAACTCAGGACAAACTGGAACTGCTGGTTTTGCTTTTTATCAATCTTTTGAAACTATCAATTCAATTCCGTTTGCTGGTAAAACTGTTACTGTTTCCTTTTATGCTAGAAAAGGCGCAAATTATTCTCAAGCCAGTAGCCAATTAACATTTCAGTTATTGTCTGGAACTGGAACAGATCAAAGCATTTTATCAGGATATACAGGTTTAGCAATACCGTTACAATCCAATGTTACTTTAACTACAACTTGGCAAAGATTTAGCGTAACTGGAACTATTGCTACTACTGCTACAGAGTTTGCCGTTGGGTTTGAATATACCCCTGTTGGAACTGCTGGTGCTGCCGATTATTACGAAGTAACAGGCGTTCAGTTAGAAGTCGGTTCAGTAGCAACACCATTTAAGACTTATGCTGGCACAATCCAAGGCGAGTTAGCCGCTTGTCAGAGGTATTACTACCGCCTAACGGCAGATACTACTTATGCTTACTTGGCTTTTGGTATGGCTACATCAACGACTAATGGCAAAGTTTCTGTACCTGCACCATCAACAATGCGGGTAGTGCCAACGGCGATAGACTCGCCAACTGCTTCAACTTTAAGATTTACAGACGGAGTGAGTGGTACGACTTGTAACGCATCTCCAACGCTTGATGCAGATACAACTAATGAATTATTAACTTTTAACGTCGGGGTTGCATCAGGATTAACTCAATACCGACCAATTTGGTTCGGTGCTAATAATTCATCATCAGCCTATATCGGCTTTAGCGCAGAGTTGTAAGGAGATACAAATGAATAATGTTACTTTTATTGAAGTTGAAGGCGTAGAACACGCCATAATTGACAAAGGCAACGGAGAATATACTTCCATGCTTAAATCAACTTATGATGAAATGATTGCTGAGCAAGCAAAGAAATTATCCGAGGATGTCGAATAACAAACCCTGGCTATGCGCAGCTGGAGTGCAGTTAAGAGATCAGATTGATACCTGGTTTCCAGATCGCAGCACTGCAAGTCCAGAAGGGTGGCTGGGCGATAGTCGTCATTCCGCCAGAAAATCGGATCATAATCCAGACAAATCTGGGGTCGTCCGAGCAATTGATATTAATGCTAGGTTACAGTCATCCGACAGCCTCGCACCTTATCTGGCTGACCAGATCAGAATCGCAGCCAAATCGGATTCACGCATATCATACGTCATCTATAACGGGCGGATATGCTCGAAAATATTAAATTGGAAATGGCGTAAATACAAAGGCATAAATCCGCACCGCTCACACATACATTGTTCATTTACAAAGTCAGGCGACAAAGATGGTAAGCCGTTCGATATACCACTACTAGGGGGCAAAATATGAAAATAACAAAGAAGCAAAAAGCAATACTAAAATCCTATGCACGTGGGGTATTAGTATCTTTCTTAACATTTTTAGCAAGTAATGAATTAGGTTTAGATCCAGCACTGTCTGTAGTAGTTGCAGCATTAGCTGGTCCAGCAGCTAGGGCTCTAGATAAATCCGATACAGTTTATGGTGTCGGTGCAGATGAAAAATGAGTCCAACAGAATGGGCTGGCTTTGGCGCTGGCGTTATGGCCGTGCTATCAGGCGGACTAATAGGATTACGTTTTCTCGTTAAAGGCTGGTTAAACGAACTAAGACCTAATGGTGGATCTAGTATGAAGGATCAATTAACAAGGTTAGAACAGCGTGTTGATGATCTATTCCTTATCATGAATAAGCGACAATAGCAATATGGCTACCGCACGCAAGCGTAAGAAAGTTAATAAGCGCAAAGGCAAATACACCCATGAGCAAATTAATACCAAGTTAGATACTTATGCCATTTCGTTGCGTGAGTTTTATTTAAGCCTAAGACGTGCAGGATTTCCAGTAGATCAAGCTTTAGGAATGTGCGATAAAAATGTATTCCCAGATTGGCTAACACCATCTAGCCCAGACTTTGATCCAGTTAATCCAGACCATGACCCCTACGAAGATGAGGATGATAATTAAGCGTTGGCTAGTAATCAGCGATTTACAAGTACCATACCATCATGAGCAGGCAGTTAAGAATGTTATTAAGTTGGCAAGACGTGAGAAGTTTGACGAGGTTTTATGTGTTGGTGATGAGATCGATTTTCAAACCATTAGCCGATGGGCTGAGAAAACACCTTTGGCTTATCAACAGACCATACACCAGGATCGTGAAGAGTGTAAACAAATACTGTGGGATCTCGGAGAATACAGCAAAGAGATGCACATTATCCGCAGTAATCATAGTGATCGCCTTTATAGCACTCTATTAAAAACACCTGGCTTAATCAGTTTGCCAGAGCTGCAATACCCTAAGTTTATGGGCTTTGCTGAAATGGGTATGACCTACCATAAGACAGCTTATGAGTTTCACCCTGGCTGGGTTTTATGTCATGGTGACGAAGGTAGTATGAGCCAGCATGCAGGCATCACTTCATTAAATTTAGCCAAAAAGTATGGCAAATCCGTAATTGCGGGGCATAGCCACAAGTTGGGCATGAGTGCCTATTCAGAGGCCATAGGAAGCCATTACAGGCCTTTATATGGTGTTGAGGTAGGAAACCTTATGGATC